AATCATTCTCACAAGTAATGGACCAATGTACTGAAAATTATGAATGTCTTGTTATAAATAATAATGTAAAATCAAACAAATTACAAGATCAGGTGTTTTGGTATAAGGCAGACAGTCATAATGATTTTAAACTTGGTTCAAAAGAATTCTGGGAATTATCAAAAGGAATTACATCTGATGATGAAGATGAAAAGTACGACCCTGACAATTCTAAAAAAAGAGGTGCTGGACAAAAAATAAGTGTGAAAAAAACCTCAAAATGGTAGTGTTTTACGGTTCATTAAAACCAATACTTATGGGATACTTTATATAACAATAATTTTGCCAGTTTGTATAATGTGGATGATTTGATTCACACCATTCAAATAAATACTTTGAATTTGATGCTTTTATTGGAATTTCTTTCCATAATTTATATTTAAAGTGAAATAATAAATTCATTATTGTCATTTCGTTGGTTTTACATAAAGGATAATCATTCATTGCTTTAATTAATTGTTGTTTATCACATATTTTTAATATTTTAGTATCGTAAATCCAAATACAATTTAAAAAATACTGCGAATTAAATATACTCCCAAAATCTATTTTAATTTTATTTAATAATTCTGAATTGTAATTGCTTAATTGATATTTAAATATTTTGTCTGGATTATTATAAGGTGCGGCATCATTTGGGGCTAGTATTGAGTTTTTATAATCTAATTCTAATAAATAATTTACTGAATCTAATACTCTAAGTCCAGCATCCAAAAAAACGACACGGTCCCATTTTTTAAAATATTCATCGAAAACATGAAATTTTTCCCACTGATTTAATTTATTATTTTCACGACCATCTCCATCTGGAAAACCACCTTTAATTTGATTAAGTAAATATGTTTTATCAATTAAAGGAAAACTCACATCAGTTATATTATATAATTCTTTAATGTCATGATTTAATTGAACATCAATAGTTATTAACACAATTGTTCCTAACCATGTCCCGGTAGTTCTTAAATCTCTTATGGTTCTCATTGCTTTTTCATAATATAAATTATCCGTTAGTGAGACAAAAACTGTGGTATCCATTATGAATAATATAAATCATTTATATTATTATTTGTCCTATTTATCTTATTTTTAGTATTAAAATAATGTCAAATCTGTATCCCAATACATACCATTGCCTTTTTTTACATTATATAAAACTTTAAACAATTTAACTCTTGATAATGGAATATTTACTCTATACTCATCTAAAGCGTGTAGATTCTTAAATATTCTTGAGGTAATAAATTGTTTTCTTGTTTTTTCTTTAAGATAATTTGCGAAATATAAAAAGAAATTTTTAAAGATTTCTTTTCTAAAAATTAATGGCATTTGTTTTTTGTCTTGATAATCTTCTAAATATTCACAACAAATATTAACAGCATTAATATCAGCAAAATTTTCAGACATGCTATTATCAGACATATTTAATGATTGATTATCTCTTTTTGAGAAAAGGAGATATTGCTTTATTATATTTTGTTTAAACTTTAAATACATATTTTTGTCGTTTTCACACCACCAATCATTTAAATTGCCATTATAATCATATTTAGAACCGGTAAAATCTAATGCGTGTGATAATTCATGCGCAAGGGTAAACCCTATATTTGCTAAATTATATTCTAATGCGCCTTCTTCTAAATCTATAAATGGTTTTTGAATAAATGCCAATGGGACGAATATTTCATTCCGATAATGATTATAACTTGCGTTTACATCAAATACTTGTAAATCAACAAAAACAAAAGGTCTTGATGTCCAATTAACAACTGTTATATGTAATTTCTCCTTAATATCTTTATTAATTACACCCATTAATTCTTTATATTTCCATTCATTAATTCTTAGTAAATTTCCCCAAATATCATTATTTATAAAATTTAAATCTGGGTCAGTAATTGGAATATCGTTATCTTTAATACCTACACTTATTTTTAAATTTTTTAATTTTAATAAAGAATACCGCTTAGTTTTTGTAGACATCCATTTATTATTTTCTATTTTTCTTTTTAATACTGATTTTAAATCTAAAATCATGTTATGGATATAATTAATGGAATACTCATTTTTATATTTTTCAACATATAAATTTGATAACAAATTAGTATAAGGTATTAATGTCAGACGAATCGCATTGACGACTGTATCATATGGTTTAAATTCTTTATTCACAAATTTTATATTAAAATTATCATAATCGTGTTTAAACTCCTTTGTAAATCTTACAATTTGTGTAATGTATAATATTTTCCAATAATTGCGCCATTTAGGTGTATTCCAATTTTTTAATAATAATTCAGTAACCTTTTTAAAATAATTTGTATTAGTAACTACAAAATAATCAGGAGTGTTTTCAAAACCCAATTCTTTTGAAAATTGTTCAAAATTAAAATCGTAAGTTTCGAATGATTCATTTTTATTAATTTTATTATAAATACTATTTAAATTACTATCAGTTGTATCATAAAAGCATTTAACAATTTCGATTTGTACATCTATATATGATTGAGCATCTAAATTAAATTTGTTATCTGATATTTTATTTATGATTAATGATAAATATTTTTTATATTTATTAAGTATGAATTGATTATCTTCATTTTTAATAATAAAAATTCCTAAATCAAACGGCAAACGGATTGGTTCTAAATAAATACTATAAATGGATGTGTCCAAATCATCAGGTTTTATTTCAAAAAAAATAGGAGACCCGTTTGATTCTACAATATTATTTTTACATATAAAAGCTAACAATTTCCATACATTATTTTTTATAGTGGTGCTAAGTAAATTATCTATTATATTAACACATTCCGTCATATAACTCATAGACTTTTGTAATGGTGTATATGTGATAGCAGAATCAAAAAATTCTTTCATATTTATAACTTCCTTTGAGGTAGAGTTCGATTTACTAATTTCATTAAAAATGTCAATTATCTCATAAAATACTTTATTTTGAGTTAAAGTAAATGAATCGACTTTAGAAATATATTTTTCGTGAGATGTTAGTTTAACATTTGAAATCCATGAATCATTCACAAAATTATAAAAGTTATCACACGGTTTAATAATAACAGGTGATTTTAAATATTTGAAGAAGTTTAAATCATACTCATAATTTAGTTTATTTAATTTAATTAAGTCTTTAATTGTTTTATTCTCTTCGAAACTGTTATAAATTAATAAATTACTACCACAAATTACTTGTTTTTCATAATCTGTTAAATTTTTGCGTGTTGCGTTTTTTTTAATATATATACGGCGTTTGATTGATGACATTTAATATATTAAAATATATTTTTTTATAAAATGTCTTTTATTTTGTAATACATGTAATCAGTTTGTTTTATACCATAAATTTCTTGAAAATATTTCAATCTTGATAAAGCACAATTTATTGCGTATTCATTAATGATAATTGATACACTTATATATTTATCAAGAAACCCCATATTAATTATTTGTTGTTTAAATAAATAAGTTATAAATATATAAAACTCGATATTTTTTTGTTTAATTATAATATATCGTAAGTTTTGTTTTCGATGGAAATCATTTAAATATGATTGACAAATAGAGATTCCATTAATCATTGATATAATCTCATCAATTATATGTGTGGTATCTACTTTTATATTATCACGACTTGCCATTAATTTATATTGCTTTTGAATATTTTCACTAAAATCTTCATATATTTTATAATCATTTTTATCCCACCATACATTTGAATTACCGTTGTAATCATATTTTGACCCGCTATACCCGATTGAATCATACATTTTTTGAGCTATTAAAAATCCCAAATTTGCTATATTATATTCTATTCCACGACCGTCTAAATCAAAATATGGTTGTTGAATACAACATAAAGGCACATATAATGTATTTATTACTTGTGAAAATGTAACAAATGGTTGAAATACCTGTTCACCTCCAATAAATTCGTAAGGGTCACTTGTCCAATCTACAACTGGCATATTTATTAGATTTGTATTATTCAACATTAATTCGGTGTTATGCTTAAATTTATAATATTCGTTAAAGTTTGACCATATGTCATTATCTGAAAAATTTATATCGTAATCTTCTGATAATGTTAAAGGAATTCCTACTATTATTTTTAAATGTTTAATGCATAGTAACGCATTTTTTTTAGCATTTTCACTATGTAATGTACTACCAAGAATTCTATTATTAAATACAACTTTTAAATCATTCGTCATATTTGTTATTATCTGTTTAGCATCTGTATTTGCGTATTTGTCTATATATAATTCGGTAAATAATTTATTAAATGGAATTAATGTATAAAGGATTGCTCTTATTTCTGGGTCTTTTCCCCTTTTAATTCCTCTATTAAAAGTTAATTCAAAATCACGCTCTATTTTCCGCGATTCTATATTATATTTTGACATTGATTTAAAAATTATATAATACCAAAACCCCTTCCAATTTTCGGATTTCCAATCATTCATCATTAAATCACATACATTTTTTAAATAATTTAAATCTGGTGTAATAAAGAAATTAGGAATATTATCATCCATATATCCAAGCTGTTTAAAAAATTCATTGTAATTAAAATTATATTTTTCTATTGCTTCTGATGGAAAAACTTTATTATAATTATTAACATCATTAACTAATGTTGTTCTCGTATGATAACACATGAATATTTGCTTTAAAATATCAAATATACCTTCAATATTAATATTATGTTCATTACCTAAAAAAAACACAAATAATTTATTACAATATTCAATAAATTTTTGTTTATATATTAATTTAATCTCATTATTTGTATTATCATCCATATAAACTATTTTATTTTTTTTAAAAATAAGAGGATCTATATAAACGGAATATACAGTTGTATTCATCCCGTTAGGTTTATTATTATAATATAAAGGACACCCTTGTGATGCTATAATTTTATTTTTATTTAACATTGCTAACAACTTCCATAAATTATTATTAATAGTATCCTTTCTTAATTTATTAATTTCACTCAATATATTCTGACTATGCGCTTTTATCGAGTCATTCGAATTTAACTTTTTAGCAGAATTAAAAAAATTCATTAACCGTTTCTTAGTACTTTTTAATTGTTGTGTGTTGTTTTTTATAAAATCATAATAAATATTTAAAACCTGGGAATATATTACATATTCATGAGTAGTCTCGTAATTTATATTAACGTTGACATTTAAGCCAGGGTTTTTATAATTTTTTATCCAATAATCATTGACATAATTATAAAAATTATTTTTGATTAACTCTGTTTTTTTATGTGAGTTTTGTTCAGAAATAAATTGTATTAATTTATTACTGTCATATTTTTTAGAATAAATATGTTCAAAACTTGTATATCCTAATGTATTAGTTTGACATAATAATTCTTTTTCTGAAGTCGTTAAATAGGAATATTTAGATGTTTTATTTTTATTATTTATTATTTTGTTTTTCTTTGTTTTAGT